ACCAACGTCGAGATGTCCGCTGTTTGTGCTGAGTAAACTTCCGACCCGTCACAGATCAGGATGGCGCGGCTGCCATTGGAAAGACCAGTGCCAGTGCCGGCTGCGGTTTTCATCGTTATCGTTTGCGAAGTGCTGAGCGCAGAAAGCGTGTAGTACACAGCCACGGTATTCGGCACTACAATCGTCACTGCGGCACTTGGGTTGCCGGTGAACTTGATGAGCTTATTTGACGCTTCCGCCGCAGACAGCGTAAAACTTCCAGCCGCACTAACGTCTTTGACAAGCTGCGTAAAATTGTAAGTCAAGCTGCGCCCGAGACCGACGGTGTAAAATGCAGCACCGGAGCAAGCAATAAACGCTGACTCGCCGGGTTGCAATGCCAGTGACGACGCGCCATCGATCTGTTCGCTGCCGCTAGGATCGATGGTCAACACGCCTGTGCCGGAGTTGCGCAGCAAGAAGAAGAAGTTGTCTCCGAGTGTCGCCGCTACGGTCAATGCGACGGTGCCTGTGCCGCCGGTGTAATTCTGCAGGGTGGCACGATGTGCGGCTGTCGCTGTAAAGCCGGATGCCTGCGTCGTGATCGGATGAGCCTGGTTCAAGCTAGATCCAGACGCAATAATGCCGTAGCCGATTAGCGAGGCGGCGTCTGTTGTCGTCGAACCAACGCCGTAGGCCACAGATGCCCAAGCGCCCGCCGCCGTGCTGTTGTCAGTCACAAAGAAGTACTTAGCTGCGCCCGCCGTGACCGTGCCGATTGTCGCGCCGCTGGCGTCCTTGAACGTAACTGTGTTGGCACCGACATTGCGAACCAGCACATCCTCGCCGTTACTTACGTCGCGCGCATCAGGAAACGAGAAGCTCAGACCGCCTGTCGTCGCGGAAATGTCGATGATCTTGCTGACCGTCGTGCCGCCCGCACTGTCATAGGGCCACAGAGCCGTTGTGTCTGCGCTGATGCTGAGTGCTTGGTAGCCTAGTTTGCTTGGAACCACAGTTGCGTTGCCGAAGACGTCTGTGTAGCTCATGCTTGCTCCTTATGCTGAGGCATCCACGATGCGCTCAGAATCTTCCTTGACTATGTTTGTCATTGCGCGGTCATACAGCCCTTGGAACTCAGCGATGCGCTCGCTGTTCTTCAAGAACGGCATCGCCTCCATCAGCGCGCCGTACAGCAATAGCTGCGGTGCGTTCTGCGTTGTCCAGCTTGTTTGATTGCTCTCACTCAGCGGCTCTGGCAACTCATAGTAGGACAACTCAAATTGATAGGTGGAGTTCGGCGTTGGCACGATCAAGAAGTGCTCAAAATCATAATCACAATAGTAGCGCGGCTCGTCGGTCGATGCGGCGATTGGCCAGAAAGAACGGCAATACTCGTAGGTGCGCAACTTCAAATACTTGCGTTCACCACCAACGACAATAGAGAAACTACGAGTGCGCCGCCAGCGAATCGGCTTTGCCATCACGGATGATGTCAAATTGCCAGAGACAACGCGCTGCAAGCCAAATGGCTTGTTCTCTGCAGCGATACGCACCTCTGCATTCGAGATAAAGCTGGGAATTTGCGCCAAGAACGTTGCGTCGTGGCGCTCGCAGTAGTTCTCTATGTCCGCCAGCAGCGAAGTGTAGGTCATGCTCATGCTTCAATGTCCTCGTCTGGACGCGGATGCTGCAGCGTGATATTCTCTGGGCGCGGAGCTGGCAACAGCCCCGGATCCTTCTCATCGCAGCATTTCGAGCACACCCAAAGTCCTGTAACTGTCTCTTGCATCATCGCGTCGTGATAGCCTTTAAAACCGCAGCGCTGGCAGATTGCGACAGCTGCGCTTCCATGGCGATACGGCGATAAGAACAAACCGCTCATCGCGTGTACACGCCGATGTTTGGTTGAATGAACATGCTGGAGCCGTCGGTCTCGGAGCGCTCCGCTTCGATCACAGACTTCTCAGCCATCTGCGTGACAATTGGAATGACCGCCGCGTCGACCATGTCTAATTCAAAGCACAATAGCGCAGCCAACTGCCATATGAACGGGTTGTACCAGCGCACCGGAATTTCCAGCGTCTGCGTCAGCGTGCCAACGTCCTGCGGTTGCCTGTGAGCGTACAGCAGCAAACAATCTGCATCGGTCGACGGCACAGGCCACAATGTTAGCTGTGGCGTGAGTTTCTTCTCCAGGAAGTAGTTCACCGATGGGCGACCCGGCGCGGTCTTGTTTGGCATCGACGCCCACGTGTCGCGGTTTAATTGCGACATAGGCAGATCACGCACCGCCGTGGCCAAGCAGATGTCGCTGACAGTCGCAGCAGCATTGAACGTGGCGCGGAACGCTGTGCCTGTTGCGGACGGATCGATATCAAACCAATACCAGGTGTCGGGTTCCCAGTCTGTCTTTGCTGTCGTGGACAGTGTGCTCCATGATCCGTCGTAGGCCTCCAGCGTCAGCGTGCTGGTCGCCGTGACCGCCGAGCACTTGACGCCGATGCGCACGACAATCGCTGTCTCTGTCAGCGTGCTGGTCAGCGAGTTTACTCCTGAGCTTGTCGTTCCAACAACAGGCGTCGGCTGGGAATAAACCACATTCATCACATCCAGCGTTCCGGTTGGCAGCACGTAGGTTGCTTGTGCCGCCGTCAGCCCGACCAGCACTTTGTCGACGCACCACAAATTCAGACCGCGCGCTGAAAGCGATGTGAGCAGCAGAAACAACGACTCTCGTGCAGTCTCTACGACTTCTGGCGTTTGCAGTCCGGGCTTGATCTTGCACCGCCGCAGCGCGTGCTCCAACACCTTGGCGGTGTCGATTATAGTTGTGCCAATGGTTCCTGAGGAGGTCATTGGTATAGAACAACTACCGCCGCGTTGGTTGCTGCGTACAGCCCTGTGCCTAGCGCGATGCCGACGCCGCCAAGCTGTACCACGTCCCCGGCAGCAAGCGTCTTGGTGTAAATGATGGTGCCGGAAGCTGCAGTGTTGTCGTAGATGGTGACGGTCGCCGCGTCGTTGGCGATCAGCCCGTAGAACTTTGCCGGTCCTGTCTTGATCAGCGTGTTCGTCGCAACTGCTTTATAACCTACATAAGCCAATGACATATTGTTCTCCTAGAGGCGTAGGTGAGGGCAGAACCGCTGCCCTCGGCCGGTGTTACAGTGTTCCGCCAGTGTATTGAATCGTCACACGGGCTTGGCCAGCAGCGGTGGCGCCAACTTGAGCCACTCGAACATACACGGTGGTATCGGCGCCGATATCGTCAAACGCAGCGAGTTGAGCGGCGCTGTTGGACGCCGTTTCACGGCCGTTGCTTTTGACATCAACAGATGTGAAATACTCAGTGCCACCCGCTGTCGAGCCGATGGTCAAGCCGGCAGAAGTGACTGAGTCCCAAGCAGTCAGCGTATCAACGATGAAGTTGATGATCTGAGCGCCTTTTGGGAGGGTAAAAGTTGTATCGACGTTTGCCGTGCCAGCAGCCGAAAAGTTGATCAGCGCGGTCTGCGAGAAGTTCGCAGTGCCAACGCCAACGCCGCTAGGGAGCTCTGAGTCGCCGTCGCCTGATTTCACCGCCCCTTGAAAGTATGTCGCCATATTGCTTTCCTTTCAGTTAAAAGCCCAACCCCCGAAGGGGCTGGGAAGTGTTGGCTGATGCCAACTAGGGAGGAGAATCAAACACCCGCGTTGCAGAACAAGCCGCGCCAATCTGTCCAGCCGGAGCCTAGACGCATGGTCGACTTGTAGCGCACGGAATCTGTCTCAAAGTCACCTTCCATCGACTTCTCGATCCTGCGGCGCCACTTGACCTGCAGGCCACGTGCGACATCGGTCTTAACAAACCACGCATTGTTGGAAGTCAGACGGCTCAACACTACGACCTCGCTCAGCAAGCCCATAGACTTGACAGGGTTGAGATCGTTGTTGGCGGTGCCAGCGCGCAACACGGACTTGGTCAGCACCTCAGCGGTCAGCATGTTGGCCGGGGAAACGACCAGCTTCTTAGCGTTGAGGGTGATGGCCTTGCCGCGAGGATCCTTGGCTTGCCGCAGTTGCACGAGTGCCTGTTCCAGCGAAGTCTGCGACAGCGCGGCGGAGGTCAGCAAGTTTGACTGAGAGCCTACACCAGCGGACGGGTGAGAGGCGGAAGCCAAAATTTGCCCGTCGCCGCCTGTGTAGCCGGCAGTAAACGCGCGATTTAGGTGATTGGCCGCGACAGTTTCCAGCGCCTCAATCATCGACTGAGCGAGGTGCTTGGACATCGTCGAGCCGATATTGACGGCGTCGCCATCTTCCACCAGCACTTTGGTCAGCGCGAAGGCCAGACCGAACTGGTCGTAGGTATAACGCTTGACGAACAGCTGACCGCCAGAGTCATACGTGACGGGGTTGCCGTCCGGCATGAGCTGCGCCGAGCCCATGCCATACAGCATCGGTTCCTCGTGGTAGCTGCGAGCAATGCCAGTCGACTCGTCGAAGACAGCCTTGTACTCGTCCTTGCGCTGGTTGTAAACGCCGTCGAAGGCCTCGTTGAGGATCGGGGCGACGATATTGCGAAAGTCGGTTGAACGCATCGGGGTTGCCATGGTTCAGTCTCCTTAGATCGAGTTTGCTTCAGTCAAGATCTGGTTCTTAGCGATCTGGACACGAAGGATAGGATAGCTATCACTCCAAGCGTTATCGGCTTGTTGACCCAACCCGATGATGCGGAAGTTACCAACAGCACCAGCGCCCTTTAGTGTTGCACTGAGGTACGAACCGGAAATGCCCGTGTACGCACTGCCAGCAGCGATTACCATGTCGGCAGAATCGCCAATCGCGGTACTCGCCCAGCTGCCGCTCGCGCCTTGAATTTCACACTCAAGGCCCGGATCGAACGGTGTATAGAACCACTCGATATTAGTCACGCCGGAAAGCGACGCAGGCCAGTACGGCGATTCAACCGGGGTGCCGTCAGCAGCCGTGTAGCGGCAACCTTCAAAGATGCCGATGGAAGCGTCGTTGGCGGTGATGATGGATGCGACATAAGCGTCGCCGGTCAGCTTGATCAGGTCGCCTTTAGAGACGCCCGAAGCGGGGATTGACGAGAAGCCAGTCAGCGACTTCTGACGCACGGTGCCAGAAGGATGAAAGACTGCACGGCAACCAAAAGGAGCAGCAAATGTTCCCATAAGAAGTTACCTCACGAAAAAGTTGGATTTGGGACGCGTCGTCCCATGCGTTCGAATTCTCCCTCGACCTCCATCAGGTTGCGGCCGGAGCTATCTTGCAGGCTGTTGTTGCGCACGCGCTCGTAGATCGCTTCTTCCTGCTCGTTGGGGATGTCGTAATGGTAGATCGTCATGAGATCTTGATACACCTCATTCGGAATCTTGAACAACAACATCTCGTTGCAGGCGATGCAACCATCGAACTCGCCGCCGCTGACTGTGTACTGACCGCCGAATTGGCCCGGAATTTCTGATGCCTTTACCGGCACGTACCCGCGTTGAATCCGCTTGTAGATCGGATCGGTGCTGTTGGTCGTGCTCAGCCAGCAATAGTGAAACTTGGGGTCTTCTGGCACAGCTGGGAGAATTTCCTGGACCCACTCTTGCCGCAGCAAGCGTCGCCGCTCCTCGGACGAGAGTGATCCACCGTCTTGCTGACGTGCAGAATCCGCCGCTTCGCGAGAACCGCGCACAGCTTTACCGGAGCCTTTCTTCAGGCGCTCATCGCCAAATCGGTCTTCGTTGTTTGCCATTTCGCTGTCTCCTTTAAGCAGTCTGCTGCTTGTCGTATTCCTGATATGCGCGCATCATTGCCGCGCGCTCTTTTGGGTCTTCCCACTTGCCGGCGTCCTTGATCGCTTTTACGCGCTCTGCCGATAAGCGGTATCCCGTTGCCTTGGCTGTTGCATCCCGACTTGATCCTGCTACGGGCACAGCCGTGACATTTCCACGGTTAGAATTATAACCTGTGTTGACACGGTGGGGCAAATATTTTTTTATCCGCGCGTCAAGCTCCTTCCAGTACTGCGGCGTGGTCGGATTCCAACCTTCACGCGTCAGTCCTTGGTCCAGGGCGTAAACAATTTGTGAATCGGCGTCCTGGACATCAGGATCATACCAGCTGTTCTTCTCAAGCCAGCCCTCTGCCATCGACTTGATGCGCGGGTCGAGCGGCTGTTGCGGCGGTTGTTTGGCTTGGTTCTGCACGGCTTGCTTGATGCGTGCCATCTGCCGAGCTCGTTCCGCCGCTTGCATCATCTTTTCTTGCGCGTCTGATGCGACTTGGCCGTTGGCGGCGGTAACGGCGTCTGCGTGCTGTTGCTTGAAATAGTTGTAGGCATCAACTGAGCGTTTCAACTCAGCATCAACCGCGCTCATGTCTGCACCGTTGCTGCGCCGCTCTAGGGCGTCCAGCCGCTGCGCTTGTTGCTGAAGCAGTTCGTCTCGTGCCGCTAACTCGCGCCGCAACGATTCGACGTGATCTTTTCTGCGCTGCTTGTTCTCAGCGCGACGCTGGCGGTTGCGCTCACGGCGTGCTTCAGCCTCTTCTTCAGTTTCCTCGACGTGCCCTTCCTCGTCTGCACTGCCTTCGTCGTCAGACGACAGCCGCTCGTCTTCGTTCTCCGCAGGCTTCGCCTCTTCCTTTGCTACAGGCGCTTCCTTCAGCTCGTTGCCTTCGGCGTCCAACAGCACGCCGTCTTCTGTCTTTTCTTCAGCCATATCTGTCTCCTTGGTCACAGAATTACGTCAAATTGCTCAAAGTTTTCTTCAATCACGCCCTTCACGTCGAAGTCGTTGAACAGGCAGAAGGTTGCCTTCTCTTCGGTGTCGCCGATCTGGAGCTCATACCTGAAACCGCCCCACTTCGGAACCACCACGACGTCGCCGATTGCTGCCCAAGCACCTTCCTTCCAAACCTCGCCGCTGGCGCGATCATGGAAGGCGATATTGCCGGCGCGCACCAGCTTTGCGATCTGCGTATTGCCTTGGT